AATGGTGGTACAGACTTTAATCGTAACATTATGCCAGCCGAAAATACAGCATTTGAAGATATTATGAAATTAGCCGGTTTGGCAAAATAATACAAAAATAAATCAAATATCTCTTGCGAAGATAAATAAAGTGCGTACAATAACATGTATGCACTTTTTCTTTTTAGTCAGTTGGCTTTAAAGAAATGGCAAAACAAAGGCATAAACTATTAAGGAGAACATTATGGCCACGCTAGCAGAAATTAGAGCGAAGCTTCAAGCTTCTAGTCAACAAACTATCACCACAGGTGACAACGCAATTTATCCCCATTGGAATATCGCAGAAGGCCAGACAGCCACTGTAAGATTCTTACCAGACGGGGACGCAAACAACACATTTTTCTGGATTGAACGAGCAATGATTAAATTGCCATTCGCCGGAGTTAAAGGTGAAACAAATTCCAAACCAGTTATCGTACAAGTTCCTTGTATGGAAATGTGGGGCGAAACATGTCCAGTACTTTCCGAAGTACGCCCATGGTTTAAAGACAAATCATTGGAAGATATGGGTCGTAAGTATTGGAAAAAGAAATCATACCTGTATCAAGGTTTTGTTGTTGACAGCAAATACCAAGAAGACAAAACACCAGAGAATCCAATTCGTAGATTTATCATCGGTAGCCAGATCCATAACATTATTAAGAATGCGTTAATGGATTCAGAGATCGAAGAATTGCCAACAGACTACGTGCGTGGCTTGGATTTTAAAATTGTTAAAACATCCAAGGGCGGTTATGCTGATTATTCTACATCAAATTGGGCTCGTAGAGAACGTGCGCTAAGTGAAGCAGAAAATGCGGCTATTGAACAATATGGATTGTTCAACTTGAGCGAATTCTTACCCAAGAAACCCACAGAAGTTGAAGTTAAAATTATCAAAGAAATGTTTGAAGCATCAGTAGATGGCGAAGCATTTGATATGGATCGTTGGGGTCAATACTTCAAGCCAGCAGGCATGGGTGGTAGTGGACAAGCCACTGGTTCAACAACTAGTGCCGCACCAAAAGTAGCACCAAAGGCCGCAGATCCTGTTGATGAAGAAGATACTCCATTTGAAGCAGATACCGCATCAACTCCTGCACCAAAAGCAGAAGCCGCAGGTGGCAATGCTAGCGATCGCGCCGCAGACATTTTAAAAATGATCCGTAGCCGCCAGGCACAATAAGGAGATAGACGATGGCAAAGAGCTTTGATATATCAAAGTTCCGTAAATCTATCACTAAAAGTATTGATGGACTCGGAATCGGTTTTAATGATCCTACAGATTGGATCAGTACCGGCAATTATGCTCTTAACTATCTTATCTCGGGGGACTTTTTTAAGGGAGTCCCCCTTGGTAAAGTTACAGTATTTGCTGGAGAGTCTGGAGCAGGTAAATCTTACATCTGTTCTGGAAATATTATTAAAAATGCACAAGAACAGGGCATTTATGTGGTCTTAATTGACTCAGAAAATGCGCTAGATCAGGCATGGTTAGAAGCACTAGGTGTTGATACTAGTGAAGATAAGCTACTCAAACTTAATATGGCCATGATTGATGATGTAGCCAAAACTATATCAGAATTTATGAAAGAGTACAAGGTAATGGATGCCACAGAACGTCCAAAAGTACTATTTGTCATTGATAGCCTAGGTATGTTGTTGACTCCTACTGACATTAATCAGTTTGAAGCAGGCGAAATGAAGGGTGACTTAGGACGCAAACCTAAGGCACTTACAAGTCTTGTTCGTAACTGTGTTAATATGTTCGGAACCTACAATGTTGGCATGGTTTGTACTAATCATACATACGCAAGCCAGGATATGTTTGATCCAGATGATAAAATATCAGGTGGACAAGGCTTTATCTATGCTTCAAGTATTGTAGTTGCTATGAAAAAACTCAAACTCAAAGAAGATGAGGATGGCAATAAAGTCAGTGATGTGTTAGGCATTAGATCTGCCTGTAAAATCATGAAAACCAGGTATGCTAAACCGTTTGAAAGTGTACAAGTTAAGATTCCATACACAACAGGCATGGCACCAACATCAGGATTGGTTGACATGTTTGAGAAAATGGGTGTATTATCTAAAGTAGGAAACAAACTAGCGTATACAAGCAAAGAATCTGGTGAAATTGTAGCAGAATTCCGTAAAAATTGGACTGAAGACAAACTACATATTATTATGAAAGAGTGGGACGAAAGTTCTGTGACATTACCACCACCTGTAGAAGAAACAGAGGAAGTATAATGGAAGAAGATCTAATCATTGAAATTTGGGACGTTTTTAAAGAGTACATTTCTGACAAAAACAAGGACACAGCGGCAAATCATTTTGTTGAATTCTTGTTAGGTAAGGATGTAGACAACAGTGTGTTACAATCTCTTGTTGGATACGACACAAGTCTTGACGAAGCCATTGAATTAATTATTGATCAAGATCAAGAAGATGAAGAAGACGAAGATGATTGGGACTCATACGAAGAAGATGAGGACTGACAATGAGTTGGTATTCTAAAGTCAGTAAAGACATAGAACATCTTCCTAATTGTTTAGATCATTTTTACAACGAGTTAGACCAAGCAAGGACTGAGATCAAAGTACACGGAAACGTTGAACGATCATCAGCAGCCTTGCCTGGCATTGTTGAACAAAGATTCAATCAGTTACAAGAAATTGAGGCTATTTTAGAATATCTCAATATTGAACTTCGAAGAATTAAATCTAAAGCATTTAAAAAATATTTAGAAAACTATCAACGTTCCTTAAGTAGTCGCGATTGTGAAAAATATGTCGAAGGCGAAGCAGATGTAGTTGATATGGAAAAAATTATCAATGAATTTGCTATGCTTCGTAACCAATGGCTTGGTATTATTAAAGCACTTGACATCAAACAATGGCAATTAAGCAATATCATTAAATTAAGAGTAGCCGGACTGGAAGATATCAGTTTATAATATGAACATCGAAGATCTTGTTGTTTCTTTAGACATGTATAATTTTGCCAAAAACTGGGAAAAAACATTTATATCGAGTATTGTTTCCCAAATAGTCAGTGGCAATGGCCTAACGGAAAAACAATCCGTTATTGCCATTAGAATTTTAAAAAAACATCAATTAAAGATGACTACCATATTTGGTGATATTGAAAAATTCCTAGAAAATCCTGTTTTTAGGTTGCCAAAGCGATCTACAATAACTAACTCTTATCGTGCAAGTATTGGGTTAGATGAAAATAATAAAAAAATTATAAAACTGGAATTTCCTTTTAATCAAAATATTGTAGATTTAATAAGACAGGAAAAATCTCGGTTAAATTCGTCAATTTTTAACAAAGAAACAAAATCTTGGTTAATTGAACTAAATGAATTTTCGATTGGCTTTTGTATGGCCTTAAAAGAATCTTTTCCTTTTGTAGTTGACAACGAACTTCAAGATCTGTTTGATCAAACAAAATCAATAATTGACAATTCCAAAGAATTTATACCATCATTGGTATTAGAAAATGGTATTCCAGTTTATAAAAATGTATCTCCATATGTTCCAGCACTTACTACCACAGATATATTAACATCAGTAATAGAAGCTAAAAGAGCCGGAATTAACAATTGGGACGATACCATTCAAGAATTTATAGATTCTCAGAATCGTATTTTAAAGTTATTATTAAATTTAAAATATTCTAAATCTTTGGCCGTTGACAGCGAAATTAATGAAATCGCATCGTTAAATCCAATTTTAAAATATCTTGATCCGTGCCTTATAATAGTGCCAGCAGGGTCAGAATTAGAAAAATTACAAATGATGTATGAGTTCTTGATCAAAGAAGGATACACCAATCAAGACATAAGTGTAATGTTTAGATTACCATCAGAAACTGGCGAAAAATTCAATAATTTTATCAAAAATAATCAGTTAAATAGTCCCGTATCTGACAAAACCAAATTTATTTTTATCTGTACCAAGTTACCTAAACCTTTGATAAAATCTAAAATACAAATCAATTCAGTAATCAATTTAGGTTACTGGAATGTACATTATACTGTCAAAGAATTTGTGAAAAACTGTCAAAATGTTGTATACTATACAAGTAACAAATTAATTAAGGATCTACGTCTTGCCGACATGTAAAGTAATAATTAAAGATGAAGTTAATGTTAAGATTGATAATCTTGATCTTGATGTTCGCAAGGCCTTGGTCAAAAAATTCAAGCTAGAAGACCCCACTGCAAGGTTTAGACCCAGCTATAAATTGGGTCGATGGGACGGAAGTGTAAGTTTTTTTGGCATTGGCGGGACCACATATCTTAATATGTTAGGGCCTGTGCTTGAGTACATAGAATCAAAAAATTACTACATTGAAGTTGAAGATCAACGCACTAGCCCAGCCTTGGAATTTGACCTAATTTCTGATGATTTTTGGGGAGAAAAAACATGGCCCAAAGGACATAGATTTGAGGGCGAGTTGATTCGTTTGCGAGATGACCAAGTTGATGTTATTAATAAATTTTTAGAAAATCCACAATGTATTCAGGAAATTGCCACTGGTTTTGGCAAGACTATTACCACCGCAACTTTGAGTAAAATATGTGAAAAATACGGTCGAACAATAACCATTGTTCCTAACAAAAGTTTAGTAGAACAAACTGAAGAAGACTTTGTTAATTGTGGATTAGATGTAGGTGTTTACTATGGCGATAGAAAAGAGTTAGGTCGAACACATACTATCTGTACCTGGCAAAGTCTCAATATTTTAGACAAAAAATCCAAGGATTTTGACCATGATAACGAAATGTTAACGCTAGCCGAATTTTTAGAAGGCGTAGAAACAGTTATGGTAGATGAGGTACATATGGCCAAAGCTGATGTACTTAAAAAACTTCTTACACAAAATTTACGTCATACTCCTATCCGTTGGGGACTAACAGGAACAGTACCTAAAGAAGACATAAATTTCCAAAATATTAAGGTCAGTTTAGGTGATGTTGTTGGGCGTGTTAGTGCCGCTGATTTACAAGAAAAAGGTGTGTTGAGTAACTGTCATGTAAATATCATTCAAACTGCCGAGTGGAAAGAGTTTGGAAGTTATGCCGAAGAATTAAAATATCTTGTCACTGATAAAACCAGGATAGATTACTTGATCGGTGTCATTGACACGATCAGTCAAACAGGAAATACACTAGTATTAGTTGATAGAATTGAATCAGGAAAAATGATCACAGAAAAATTAAACGACTGTGTGTTTATTTCCGGTGCTGTTAAAACCAAAGATAGAAAAGAAGAATATGACGAAATTAAAACAAGCGATAACAAGATTATTGTGGCGACTTACGGTGTGGCCGCTGTGGGTATTAATATTCCTCGTATTTTTAATTTGGTTCTTCTTGAGCCCGGAAAGAGCTTTGTTAGGGTTATACAAAGCATTGGGCGAGGTATTAGAAAAGCAGAAGACAAAGATTTTGTACAAATCTGGGACCTAACAGCCGGAACAAAATATGCCAAGAGGCATTTAACAGAACGTAAAAAATTCTACAAAGAAGCAAGATATCCATTTACAATAGAAAAGGTCAAATACCAATAATGCAAATACTTACGTTAGATGATAAAGTTTTTTATCTCAATGAATTACCAGATGAAATAGATGACGATTTAAGATTTGCTGTACTAGATAATTCAGACAGTTCTAATCCAGACTATTTCTTTATTCCACTGATATTTCTAGAAAGTTTTACAGGACCTGCTGTAGTACTAAAAATTGGAGAACATGAATTAACAATGCCGTTGGACTGGTGTACCATTGTAGGAGACCCCGAAGGTCCTGCTATGGAAGTGTTACCATTAACAAGTTTAAATGACCGTGGGTTTAAAACATTTTGCTTTAATCCTATCAGTGGGTTTAGGCCTGAATTTCTTGATATTGATATCATTGATGTATATCAAGATGTCAAATGGTACTTTCCGAAAATGCGTCCAGGACAACTATTATGTACTCCTTTAGACAACAGCCTACATCCAACATGTGCGTATTTTGTCAAAGAAGTTAGTCGTCAAAGTGAATTGGTTGATTATACAAAGTGCTGGTAAATCGTTTATGAACAAGTATATCTATGAAAGTCCTGATAAAGATAATACAATATATCAAAGACTACCTGGCACATCAGAACGAGATTTATATGATACTAGAACACCCGACGGTCGTCCATTACACGAACATTTAAAAGAAGCGGACTTATGGGGTAAAATACGTCGAGCCGCTGAAACAAATCCCGCTTTACATGAAGCACTAGAACGTGCTAAAATAATATATCACCTTAGCAAGGAATAGTATGAGCACCGAAGACGACAAAATTAAAAACTCTACTCGTAGACACAAAGATACCAATGCTATAAACAAACAGGTAAAGATTGCCAAACAACATGGGTTTACAGACCAAGATAAATCTATAAAAGAAAGTCATCGAATGGTCAAGCATCATGCCATGGATTGTGGTAATCCGCACTGTCCTACTTGTGGTAATCCGCGCAAGACTCATAAAGATACATTAACGGCACAAGAAAAGAGATTATTCCAAGATGTGGAAAAAGTCACAGACCGTTATAGCAACGGCACTCCACCAAAGGAAGAATAATGGGGCTTGATATCAAACGTGAATTGTCTGGTGTTGATAATAAAAATTATAATTTTTATGACAAGCTCACAGACGAAGAAAAGAAATCATTTAGTCCATATGTGTTGATGAGATATGTTGGCAATGCCAGTGGAGACAGGGATATACAAGAATGGTTTCTAGAAAGAACCAATGAACTTGTCAACAAAAATCATTGGCAATTGAGCAAAAATCATAAAGCACTGTTGTGGAAATTGTTTGCGGCTACAGGTGCAGGTATTCCGGTTAACCATCAATACCTAAAGCAAGGATCAAAAGAAAAAGCCAACAAGATTGAAAAATTATTAGTTGAACTTTATCCAGCAACAAAACTATCAGAAATTAAAATGATGGCAAAAATGATGACACCAGAAGATAAAAAAGATTTATTTGATCGTATGGGCTTTGACAAAAAACAAAGGAAAGAATAT